ACAGACAACCAAGAAACTATCTTCAACTCCTATGCTGAAGGTAAAAACCTAGTGTTGCATGGTGCTGCTGGCACAGGTAAGACTTTCATCAGTCTCTATCTTGCATTGCGTGAAGTCCTGGACCCAGAGACTCCATACGAGAAGGTTTACATGGTCCGCTCACTGGTCCCTACCAGAGAGATTGGATTCCTTCCTGGAGATCATGAGGACAAGAGTAACCTTTACCAGATTCCTTATAAGAATATGGTGAAGTATATGTTTGAGATGCCAGATGACAATGCCTTCGAGGCACTGTATGATAACCTCAGAGCACAGGAGACTGTCTCTTTCTGGTCCACCTCATTCATTCGTGGCGTAACACTTGACAAGTGTATTATAATTGTAGATGAGTTTAGTAATCTCAACTTCCATGAGCTTGATTCCATTATCACTCGTGTTGGTGAAGATTCTAAGATCATCTTCTCTGGTGACTACACCCAGTCTGATCTTGTGAAGAGCAACGAGCGCAATGGTGTGCTTGACTTCATGAAGATCCTACAGTCCATGCCATCCTTCGACTGTGTTGAGTTTGGTATCGAGGACATCGTTAGATCTGGTTTGGTTAAAGAGTATCTTGTATCTAAAATTAACATGGGAATGTGAATGACTTTTAATTATGTGGGTCCTGCCGCTCCTCTCGTTGAGTTGGAGAGCAGGACTCTTCCTCACGGAAGATTCTATAAGACCGATGATGGTTGGATGCCTAGCGTCACGACTGTTGTCGGTCATAATACTAAGGCAGGTATTCTTGCCTGGGAGAAGCGAGTAGGTTATACTGAGGCAGAGCGAGTCCGCCGTGCTGCATCGTGGCGTGGCACTCAATACCATAACATCGTGGAGCATTACCTAAACAATGAATTGGAAAAAGTTAAAGAAAGCAAAGGTCTTCCCCAGTACCTTTTCAGGGCTGCTCGTGAGACTCTTGATCGTATTTCTAACATTCACTGTATTGAAGCCCCTCTTTATTCTCTTAGGTTGGGGATTGCTGGTCGTGTTGATTGCATTGCTGAGTTTGATAATGCTCTAGCGATCATTGACTTTAAGACTACAACCCGCCTTAAGAATGACGCAATGCTTGAAAAGTATTTTGTCCAAGAGGCAGCATATGCATACATGTATTACGAAATGACTGGTATCGAAGTAGACAAACTTGTCACCCTCTCAGTGTCCGAGAAAGGAGACATTCAAGTTGTTGAAAAGTATGATAAGATACCCTACATGGACACACTTATCGAGTGGATCCAAGAATACCGCTACTATGTGGAGGGTATGAAATGAAAGAAATTGAAGAAAAATTTATGACACAAGGTAAATTTACCTCACTCGTGGAGTCACGAGTTAAAGATAGTCAGGGTCTTATCAACTACATAGAAGCAGTCACATCTATCTGTGAAGAGTTTGAGATTGAGGTTGAAACTGTGAGTAAACTAATCTCTAAACCTTTGAAGGACAAGATTAAATGGGACGCACAACAACTTAATTACATTAAACGAACGAGCAGAGGAATCCTGCCATTATGACTGACGATTTTTTCAAGAGCGACGTAGTAAGAGATGAGGTAGAAGAGATTCAAGAGTGTTATACAGAGCTCCTGAAGATGTCTGCTGGTCTAAAGGACTTTGATCCAGAGCAACGTCTGGAGCATGTGGAGAAGACCCTAGAGTTAATTGCCAAACAGAAAGTATTTTACTCTCGATTGGCACTAGCATCACACTCCCTGGATCCAACTAACGAGGAAGATAGCGAGGCAAAGTTTGTCAAAGATCGCATCGACCTCCTATCACAAGAGTATTCTGGAGGCATGAATCTCATGATGATCCTTCAGACCATGGAAGATAAACTGCAAACGTGGAGGAAGGAGTTGAGAGATGCCAAATCCTGATGCACTGTGGCAAGATATGCAGAAACTCGATGACCTATACGAGGAGCTCTGCTGGGACCCTGATGACGATCTGCAATTCACTCACGATGGTGAGCGTGTGCTGATCATAAACCGCACACGGTCCCTTGACAAGACCTAAATAATATGCCACTATAATACGGTGGCAAATACAAAACACACAACCACAACGGAGAAACACATGTCTTTTGCAAGTCTCAAGAAGAAGTCTGGGTCCTTTGATAAACTGACTCAGCAGATTGAGAAGATGTCCAAACCACAGGGTGCTGGTCCCGACGAGCGACTCTGGAAACCAGGGGTGGACAAGAGCGGTAACGGTTATGCCGTGATCCGTTTCCTCCCTGAGCCTGATGGGGAAGATCTTCCTTGGGCACAGGTTTGGAGTCACGCTTTCCAAGGACCAGGCGGATGGTATATTGAAAACTCTCTCACCACATTGGGTCAGAAAGATCCTGTTGGTGAAATGAATCGCACACTTTGGAATAGTGGCATTGATTCCGACAAAGAGATTGCTCGTAAGCAGAAGAGGAAACTCTCCTACTACAGCAACATCTATGTCGTAAAGGATCAACTGAATCCTCAGAATGAGGGTAAAGTATTCCTGTATAAGTATGGCAAGAAGATCCACGACAAGATCGTGTCTGCCATGCAACCCCAGTTTGAAGACGAAGAACCTATCAACCCCTTCGATCTTTGGTCTGGTGCAGACTTCCGTATCAAGATCCAGACCATTGGTGGTTACTGGAATTATGATAAGTCTGACTTCGCATCCCCCTCTACACTGGGCGGTTTCGATGATGACAAACTGGAAGCACTGTGGAAGTCTCAGTATTCCCTCAAGGAATTCACTGACCCTTCTGCCTTCAAGTCTTATGAGAAACTGGAGGAGCGTCTGAATATGGTCCTTAATAAGGGTCGCACTCAGGTCCGCACTCGTGACGAGTCCCTTGAGGATGAGTCTGAGGGACGTGGGTCATTCAACTCCCCTGACATTATGACACCTGGACAAGTGGTCCAACCAGACCCCACTCCTAGTGGATTCGGTGCTAAGATTGAAGAAATCACAAAAGCAGACGATGGTCCTGATCTGGACTACTTCGCTGCCCTCGCTAACGACGACTAATGAAAAAACTTGCCCTTGCCTCTCTGCTGCTATTGTCCGCTGCAGCACCCGCTAATGCACTCACCTGGAAGGAATTCTGGGAGCCGTTTGAGGGGCATGGGCATTACCATTCGCACCACTATTATTATGAAGCACCTCCTAGGAGGCGCATGTGTGAGGTGCAAGTAACCCGACGTGTTTGGGTCCCTGGTCGTTGGTTAGGGCACTACGAATACGTCGAAGGTTACTGGGAGAAGCAGACCCGTCTCAAGTATAGACCCTGTAGACGCTAACCCATATATTATTTCACTTTCTGTTCCCAGGAAGGTCGAAAAAAAATTCGGGGTATTTTTTCGCCCACAGGGTTTTTCGGTATTTTTACTATGACACACTACAAACCTTATTCGCCTGAATGGCACAGATACCGTTATTTGGCGGAAGCGTTAAATCAGTATCTGGACGACTATGTTGAAAATGACGTAATTGTTGAAGATATCCAAAGTATCCTTAATTCGCGATCTGAGGCATCTTATGCCGATTTCAACAAAGTCTCTGAATTAGAGTCCAAATTGCGTAAATGATCCTATGCTCTCAACCGCTTATCGACTCCGTTTGGAGTCCATTTGCAGATGCATTGCAAATAAAGAAACTGTCCCTATCGAGGACATGATCTGGGCAGAGAAACTTGCCAAACGCCATACAACTGCTAGGGACTGGTTAAACAAAGCACGTCGTCAAGCATCTCAAGACATTGAGGAGGGTAGTATGGATGATTTTATGAATAGGATGGGATTAGGAGACCCCGACCCATCCAATTATAGGACGGGGTTTGATGGTGCTGAAGACATTAAAGATTGGTTTATGAGGGAGAAACCCGATGACTGGCGACAACGTGACTAATCGCAATATAGCGAATAACCTTCTAGAGAAGGTTGGTGAATTATTGGATGGAAAGGTGGAGCATGTCATGTGCTCCGATAAGCGTACAACACACGAAAAAATTGTCATTACCTACAATCACAAGGAGAAGTAATGGTAGTACCTCAGACAGCAGTAATTTATAGTAATGGATCACAAGAATGCGAAAGAGCAGCACAACTGCTAAAAGCACTAGATGGTGAATATCTCGAATATCGCCTAGATCAACATTTTGACCAAAAAGCATTTGAAAACGAATTTGGTCCAGAAGCACAATACCCACAAATCGCGCTAGGAGCACGACATGTGGGCGATTTGAAAGAATTGCTACATGTAGCGAAAGATAGAGGATTTATTTAATATCCCCCACCACCACTATAAGACCCTCCGCTGGACGTGCCACCGCCAGAGCTCTGACCACTAGAAGATCCAGCGGATCCATATTGGTTGATCACGGTTTCGGTCATCGTGCCAGCGGTTTCAGTAGTAGCGGTAGTATTACCTGTTGTAACTGCAACGGTGCTACCATCAGCAAGCACATCACCTTCAGAGATAGTAGGATCACTAGATCCAAAGTTTCTGGAGGTGTATTCTGCTGTAGCAGCAAATTGAATCGAGGATAGTTGTCCAACCAGAGTCTGGTATGTTGGTTTAACGCTAGTAAATGCCTCGGCAACAACACTGACGGTCTTCTTAACGCCTGTAAGAGGATCAACCTCATTAGAAGGCAAGTATTCAACCAGTTTCTCAAACTCTTCAACGAATGAATCAATATACTGAGGTTTCAGGACATGAATACCTCTCTTATAGTCATTCAGTTTCATCTCATAGTCATAGTTAGAGACAGGTCTTACTAATTCTTCTCTAGGAACTACACTGCCATCAGGTCGTGAGTATTGGAAGTTTTCTGGGACCTCAAATCCATCTCTCAGGATTACATCACCCTGTTGGTTTTTAATTTCCTGTGTTACCCAATGATGGATGCTTTCTACATGATCAGCACCATACTTGCGGACCATGTAGTTATACATCTCCTGCTCAGACATAGGCCATTCATCATAAATGTTGATGATGTTGTTGGTAATGAGTATGACCCAATCGTAACTGGTATCACCATACAACTTATCAGCAATTTGATCAGGTCTCTCGTTATTTTGAATGAGGTATTTCTCAAATCCAAGAATTACATCACTCAAATCATCGCGGATCTTGATACGACGGAAGAGATTCTTTGCCTGGACATAAGGATCATTGTTACCAGTGCGATAACTGGATGTCCTTACGAATACATCAGGTAAGTATGAGAAATAATTTGCCATTAGTCTTCAAAGTCGGCGCGTGTGCGGTATTTGGTCTCTTGGAAAGTGAGAGTCATGTTATAGACAGCGAAACCAAAGTCTGCACCATCCATGCCAGGAATTTGTGTGCGGATTGCAGTAGAATCACCGAAATCAACACTCATGTCTTGTAAAACCATTCTATAAGGGAAACGCAGCAGTTGCTGCATATATCCACCTTTACCATTGATCTTACCTTTGTTGATCTCTTCCTCGTCTCCTTTACTGGTGTATCTAACGATTTCTGCCTTAAATTTATCGGGAATCAGCAACCAGTCGTTTTTCTTCTCTGGGTGCATTGATTGTCTAAGACTACTGATGATTTCATAGATCACCTGCACATCTTCAGCACTTTTAGGCACAAAGGTAAACTTGAAACTGTGAGTAATGAATTTAAGACCTTTGAAGAGCATTTCTTCATAAGGGTTAAACACTTTACCCTGTGTTATTTGAGAGAGATCGTTAGCATCAAGATTCATACCATAAGGTGACACTTCACCCACCAGGGTGTTGATTGCAGTAGCACCAAGTTTGAAACCAAGAGCGGGTTTTGCTGCTTTTGCTGCAGCAGAGAGGTTATTACCAAATTCTTCACCCTCAAGAGATCCACCACTTTGCACCACGCTAGCAGCAGCATTTGCTACTGCATTACCAACTGCACCAAGGTTTTTACCCTCATACTGAGCAGAATACTTCTCATTCATGCCAGGGGGAAGATATAAGTAAAGACTCTTCTTTATACCGCCACTACCCTTATCCTGATTCTTGTCACCCCTCTTTTGGTGTTTATAAATATCTAATTTAAGGTAGTCTATAACTTCCGTTGGAAACGAGGCAGCGTCTCTAACAGACTTTCTGCTACTACCATTCGTCCCTAACGGTTTGACCCTTGGAAATACTAAAGTTTTTGACATGAGTTATTCGGGTAAATTCAGACCATCAAATAGACATAAGTATAAGGGTGATCCCACGAATATTATTTATAGGAGTTTGTGGGAAAGAAAGTTTATGGTCTGGTGTGATAAAAATGTAAACGTATTGGAGTGGGGTAGTGAAGAAATCGTTATTCCATACATCAGTCCTGTTGACGGTCGGATTCATCGCTATTTTCCCGATTTCTACGTCAGAGCACGAACAAGGAGTGGAGGGACTCAGAAATTCATTATCGAGGTTAAACCGAAGATACAGTGTGCGCCCCCTAAACGCCCAAAGAGGCAAACTAAAAAGTACATAACTGAGGTGAAGACTTACGGTGTCAACCAAGCAAAATGGAAGGCAGCAAGAGAATACTGTAAGGATCGTCGTATGGAATTCCTAATTCTCACAGAAAAAGAGTTAAACGTATGAGCATCTTCACTGATGTCAAAGATCTTGCAGAAGGCAAGTCACAATCAAAGGAATGGTATCGCAGTCAACTGCAATACGGTCTGGAGCCATATGAAGGCACCTTTGAGGTCGGTGATGTCATTTTCTTTGCATACTCTGCAGCGACTGAGAAACTGCAGTTTTACGATAGATTCCCAATGGTGAAGATATCCGACAAAGATGACCCAAACATGCAATTCTCAGGTGGTAACTTGCATTATCTACAACCATCAGCAAGAAAGACAATCGCTGCACAGTGGTCTATGGGCAGTCCCGCGTATCCTGCCCGTTGCCATCATAAATACTTTATGTCTAATGCTACCAACATCTACACTGTTAAACCGATTGATCTGCAGGATATGACTCCATTGCCTATTGAGCAATTCCTATTTAATGCAGCAGGTCGCTGGATCGAGGTCCCTAGCAGTCACATCTGGAGTCGAGTTTAATGAGTTACAGAAATCCCAATAGTTTTCTCCGATTTGCTGATCTAGTAGCAAGTGGTGAGAAGGATATTGCAAAGTCAAATCTATTTTCGGTGGAGATCACACTCCCTCCGATGTTATATGCTACTGGCAGAGCACCCAACTATCGGGAGCATTACGAATCCATCAATTACTTCGCTGATAGTGTAACTATTCCTGCTAGAAGGATTAAGACGCAATCAGTTAAGACTGTTGGTATGCCATATGATTATGCATATGGTCAGCAAAAGCAAGAAGTAAGAATGTCCTTCATCATGACAAAGGACATGTATCATCGTCAATTCTTTGAGAATTGGATGAATCTCACTGCTAGCGATGCTGAAAACAGAGTTACATTCTACGACGAGTACACAGCAGACATTCAGATCCTGAAATGGGAGAATGGCGCTAACGTTGTATATAAAGGGTCTAATAATTTTAACGGAAGACGAGTTAACTTTGAGCAGAGGATGAATAGATCCACTGCAGTCTGGCAGATGTATGGTGCATATCCGTTTGATATCTCAGCGATGTCTCTCAACAATGGACCAGCAGATCTGCTGAAGATTGATGTTGACTTTAAGTATGAGAGATTTAGATTTGACACAGTGGCAGAGGATATACTATCCTTTAGTCCTAATGCTAATGATAAGGTTATTCGTAACTTTGATGAGATCTTTACCCGTCTCGGTTTTGCAACCTCTCAAGCAGATTCATCCTTCTTTGGCACCTAAATAAATTTAATAGTTATGGAGCATTATGCCTTTACCTAAGCTCGCTATCCCCGAGTATGATCTGAAGTTGCCTATCACTGGCACTAAAGTTACCTATAGACCTTTCCTTGTAAAAGAGGAGAAACTGCTCTATCTCGCTATGGAGTCGCAAGACGACAAGCAGATGATCAAAGCAGTTAAGACTATCATCAGAAACTGCACCAACCTTAAGGGTAAGGTGGAAGATCTCGCAACCTTTGAGATCGAATACATCTTCCTTCGCATTCGTGCTACTGCTGTTGGTGAAGCAAGTGAATTCAAAATCACCTGCCCTGATGACAATGAGACCCAGGTCGAAGTGATGGTCCCATTGAATGAAGTTGAGGTTGTTATTCCTGCTGACCATGAGAAGAAAATTCTTCTCGATGATGAGGTGGGTGTGGTCATGAAGTATCCTTCGATTGATGTATTCATCAGTCAAAACATGTCGGATAATCCTAATATCGAAGATATCTTCGAGTTGGCAGCAGGTTGTATTGAAAGTGTTTACGATAAGGAAGAAGTCTATGACAGCTTCACTAAGCAGGAAGCACTAGATTTCCTTGAAAATCTGAATTCTGAGCAATTTGCTAAGGTCCAGAAATTCTTTGAGACTATGCCTAAACTGTCATACACACTTGAGGTTACTAACCCTAACACTAAGGTTACATCTGATGTTGTGCTTGAAGGACTTGCAAGTTTTTTCGCATAGCCCTACTGCACGACAGTCTTGAAAACTACTACAAAACAAACTTTGCCTTAATGCAGCACCACAAGTATTCACTAACCGAGTTAGAGAATATGATACCGTGGGAACGTGATGTATATGTGAATCTTCTCCTCGCACACATTGCTGAGGAAGAAAGAAGGCAACAACAAGATCAATCACGCATGTCCCTCTAATGGCAGCAATCCGTAGTTTCGTAAAAATTCAACCGATAACTGGTAAGTCAGGTATCGCTCAAAACATGGATCAGGTGCGTAAGAGCATCAATCGCATGGGGAGCGTAACAGATGGCATTGCCAAGAGTTTGTATGACACTACTGAGCTTCTGAAGTTTGAAACTGAGTATCTTTCAGACTATTCTAAGACTGAGGTCACTGACAGCAAAAAGGAAGATAAGAAGAAAAAGACCAAGTGGACTAAATCCATGCGGGATTTCAGAAGGACTTTCCGAAAGAAGAAACGTGATCGATTAGAAGAAGAGGCAGAGAAGGGCGTAGAGGAAGGCAAGGAAGAAGGCAGGAAGGCAGTAGAGAAGCAGAAACCCAAACTAACCATGTTTGGTAAGTTTCTTAATGGTCTTGCCAAAGTCTTCAAATATATGATCATATTTGCAGCATTGACGTGGTTGGAAAATCCACAGAATGCTCAAAATGCTGTAAAGGTATTCAAGGTATTATTTACATTAGGTAAGTTTGCATTCCAAGTTACCAAATTTGGGGTTGGTCTGTTACTTGATGGACTGACTAATGTTATTGGTAATTTCCAGGAAGAAGGTGCTATCAGACGTGCATTCCGAGGTATAATCGGAGTTGTACAGATGATGGGTGGTCTTGCTGCGCTTAGGACAG